TGCTTGAATCTCAAGTTGAGCATCAAGTTTAGAACGAAGATCCATAAAGTGAAGTACAGAACGTAGATTGAAAGAAACTACGAAATTTTGACGAATTGCTTGAGGAAGGTAATCGCGGATGTGCTCTTCACACATACCTTGTTCGTAATACTCAGCATACTCCTCACACTCACCCAGAATGCGCTCTAGTTTGCGTTGGAGGTGTTCTTCTGTCCACTCATACTTCTTTCCCTTACGATTGGTGTAGAACCCTACAGGGCGCACGTAGAAGACTTCTTCAACATCTAGTTCTCCACTGGCAACTTTGACTACACGCTTTCCAGTATAACGCTGCGACTGAACATCCCAACTTGTCCCAATACGGTGAGTTCTTGCCTGAACGATTACGTTATGAACGAATCCAGCACAAGAAAAAGTAATTCCTGGATGTTCAATCGGACCCCAGTGACCTCTATCATTCGCAAGTAGTTGTTCTACAATCCATTCACCACATTCTTGATGATTGGGAACTTCCACTTTATGAATTGGGACTTCCGAATAGTCTCCCTTACCTGCCTGCCAAATAACCTGTTCTGGGATTGGATATCCCTGAAGTTTAACTACTTCAAGTCTTTTATCTAGTTCAAGAATATCTTTTGCTTTAATAGGTCTCATTTCTTTCCAAATCCTTTTGATGTTTTTGCTTCAAGTTCTGCAAGTTCTTGTTTTACAACTCGCAATTGTTGTTTCATTTCTACCAGTTGCTCATCAGAATAAAGATGATCTTGTTTACTCAATCTTTCAAGCAACTTTACCAGTTCTTTTGCTCTATTCGTCATCTAAATCACTATCCTCAAAAATTTCGTCATAATCTAAAACTGCCCGTTTTCTCATCGGTTCCATAGGAGTATAAGCAGAAACATCAGAATAGATTTCTGCCTTTAATGAATCCACAAGCAATTCCATATTACGAACGATAAGTTTTAATTTTTCTTTGTCCATATCTTGTAATACTCTCCTCTTATTTTACATAAAAAAAGGGAGGATGTCAATCCTCCCAGTTTCAGGCAACTTGTGGTTTTTTTGCCATATTCAGTTGTGCTACTTGAAGGAGTTTTTCCTTCTTTGCTTTTGTTTTGAGATAGCGAACGAAATAAGTGTTCATTTGTGCCCCTCCTTTACATACTTAATACCCCGATAGGTTTCGTTGTATTGTTGAGGTTGCTGCAGCATTTGCTGTTGGTATTCAATACGCTTTTGAGTATCGTATTCAACACCCCTATAAATTACGCGACTCATTGTTTTTACTCCTTAAGAAATGAGAGTTTTAATTCCCGTTCCTTCGGGCGGCGTTTCCGTTCGCTATTTGCGAATAGCGAATGAACGATTTGCGTTCCGCGTCGGCTTACTTGCGTCTGGTATTCCAGATGAACGTATGAGTATTATACCATACTCCATATTATTTAGTCAATAATGTAGCAAATTATACTAAAATGTATCGTATTAAACCTTTTCATATCTAACTGATGGATGATTTCTTCTTATTCTATTTCTAAGGGCGCTTGTAGTTATATTCATAATTTTTGCTGCTTCTCTTATAGTAAATTCCTTATTATCAATCAAAACTAAAATTTTATTATATTTTTTAATTGGTGAATTTAAGTCTTGACACAATCTAACTCTTTGAGTCAAAGTTGCGTGTTTAATATTTAAAATTTCAGATGCTTGTTTTATAGAATGATATGTAACACCGTTTATAATTACTTGTTTTGCTGGATGTATTTTGCTCCCTGTTAATTTTCTTTTTGCGTTATATGGGAGAAGATTGCTACCATCACCAATTGGTGGAGCACTTCCACCTGGAGAAATATTTAAAAGAACTCCACCATCACATTTTCTTCCCCAAAAATTTACCAATACTTTTTCAAGAATAAATGCGTCTTCTTCTAACAAATTATTTTTTAAGATAATTATTCTACTTCTATCTTTCGGTGGTTTACAGTTTTTTCCATACTTTTGGAAACATCTTTTACCACATCCCTTTCCAATATAATAAGGAGTATACCTATCTTCGCGCAAATATGCGTAGACATAAAACTTATTCATCTGCTTCTAAATTTGGTTGGCATAAGTATTTATAATAAAATAGGGTGGATTTCTCCACCCTTCTCTAAAAAGCGCCAACCAATTAGAGCACTACTATTTATTAAAAACCTTAAGGGGCAAAAATTTTGGGGGAATTTTTTTGCCCGATATGAGAAATCACTTTCTCTTTTTCTTTTCGGGTGCTTTGTATCCCCAAATCCTAGGAGATACTCTTCCATATCCCCAATCAATTTTTGTAACTACGTCTGGACCGAACTTATCGTAATACATATCAAAGATTTTAACTCTTGTACCACGACACAAATCCATATAAGAGTTTCCTTTTAATGTATAAGATACGATATATGCATCATTAGGAAAAGAAGGATCTTTAACCTGTGCAAGTGATGCATTTTCAATCAGAATCTCACACCCATAACGAGGAGGAATATCTTTCTTTTCTTCCGGAGTCCATTCCATAGTAGTTTTCTCCTCGGTGATATTGCTTTCCACATTACGAACTCTACTCACGAACGACCTCCCCACACAATTTCTGGATATGCCTGAGAAACAATTTCTTTCGTAATCTTATATTTAGTTTGAAGTTTCTTATCTTTTACCAGACATAGAATTTCTGCCTCCAGAGGATGAAGACCCTCCAGTACATTAATAAACATCGTTTCTCTACGAAGAGAACTCAGTCCATCATTTCCACCCCTTACGAAATTATAAAATCTAGTGTACTCTTTACGAATTGAAGAAAATCCTTGGTCTTGAGAACCGAGTGAATTAGATCCCATTTCACTCATTTTGCCCACGGCATCTTCTATTTTTTCACTTAAAGTTCCACTGAATGAATTTTGCTCCCCAACACTTGAATATGGAACAATTCCTTCCGGAAGAGCAGATATTACGCTCTCATCAAAGTTCCAAATAAAAATTGCTTTGAGTGATGGATCTATGTATTTTTTCAGAATTTCAACTTTTTTAATGTTGGTCCTCTGCTTAGATACAAGATTTAAAATTTCAAATATGAAAGGATTTGCTGGCAAATCTTCGTTTACTGAGGCAGTTGTTTTTGGTGTTGCTTTTGTCGCTGTCATAATTTTTTAATATGTAATTATAAGTATAATGATATTTAGAGTTTATTCCTCATCGTCTTCAATATCTTCATCTATATCATCAAAGTATCCTGGTTCAAATCTTACAGAAACAATTTCTTCGTCAATGAGATCACCGTCTTTATCATAAAACTCCGGATGATAGGCAATTTGCTTTGGTCCTTCCTGATGAGTCATCATATATTCTCTACCGACCCAACCCAACAATAAACCCATTATAAAAAATAGTACGGTTAAGAATGAACCTATAACTAAACTAGTTGCCAACATTTTTGTTCTCCTAGGAAACTACTTGACTCTCCTTGACTTTATCGAAAATTCAAGATAGATGGTTACTTCTCGTTTGAAAAAGAAAATCATCTTCTCAAATATAAGATGAAAAAGTTTAGGTTTCTTTCTTTTTCCTCCAGTAAGTATAAGTTCTACACCACGGTTCGGTGTTATATCATTATTTATGTGTGGCATTATACCATCTGTTGTTCCTTTAGAAACTTAACAGTATCAGTACAACCACCTAATTTCTTATCATCACAAAGAACCTGCGGAAATGTGGAACCTTCTCCAAACTCTGCATAGAACTCTTCTTTAGTAAAGTCCGTATTAAGATTATACACCACAAACTTATTATTTGTCAACTCCAGAACAGTTTTAATCTTGTGGCAATATGGACAATTGTCTTTTGAATATACAGTAAAGTTCATAAAATTTATTAATTTTGTGTAATATTTAGATTAGCATTAATATCCATCTTCATTCCAAACACAATCATCAAGATATGGTTGAAGCTTCCAAGGTATTCCTGGAATATTCCATTCGGTCTTTCCTAACCAATTAAAATCAATAATAGACTTTGGAAAAGACTTAAAAATATTAAAAGTTATAGAATCACTAATTTCTTTTGCAGAATACCAATTTGGAGATCCATCAAACAAATATTCGGATGACTTCAGTATCATACGATTAATTGATTCATCAAATCTTGCACAATAGTGTGCTCCAATATAAGTCTCCGCTCTAACAAAACAATCATAATATTTGCCAAGATTTTCTTTAGAAACATTAATAATATCATTAATTGAATTTTTTTCTAAAGGAATACTAAACAAATTAATCAGTGATTGAGTCTCCCCCCAAAACATATGATCTCTAGGATGAAATAAAAGACCCGGATAAACTCCACAGACAAATATTTTTTCTGTGGAGTCTGTATAATTTTGAATAAAAAAGTCATACATTTTAGTAAGACTATTACAAGTATAATTTTGATCGGATCTAATTTTAATAGCGTATTTAGAAGTACATTTTTTCAATCCATTCAAAGAAGATAGTATTTGAAGATTACTATTTCCAGTTCCACGAGATTGTGGATACTTATTTTTTTCAATTAAAACTCTTTTATGAAAAAAATCCACATCTTCATCTTCCCAACAAGATACTATAATTTTATCTATAAATGGAACCTTCAAATATTCTTCTATAAGATTAGAGGTATAATCGTAATATTTTCCTTGAATAACTACATCAAATTTATTAGAAACTGGATTAGTTTTTTTATTAAATCCACTCATAATTAATATCCTACACCCATTTTATCTAAATTTTCTTTTATAAGTTTTTCATATTCACTTGTAATTTTATAATCATTTAAAATTTGTAGAAATAAGGACTTAGACTCCTCGGTTTTACCCCACCACCATCCAGAAAGTGCTTTTTCAAATAATAATCCATAAGCACCTGGATATTCTACATCAGTTCTTAAAGGATTGCAATCAAGATTACAATATTTGAGCGCAATATCTGCATTCAAATATGTGTCCTGCCACCAACTTCTTTTTTCGGCATAACGACTCAAAAGAAAATATGCTTCTGGTCTATCAGGTCTAAAGGATTGTGCTTGCCATAATAGTGATCTTGAACTTCCATCTCTCTCACCTTGTTTTTCATAACAATACGAACCACGGATTAATGCTTCATATGCAAGATCTGAATCTTGAGATCTTTCGGCACACCTTAGAAAATAAGAAAGTGCCGGTGCAGTATGCCCTTCATTTTCATAATAAACTCCTAGATTGAAGTTATATTCCGCATTTTCCGTATCTAACGAATAATCGGTTAATAATTTTTCAAGTTCAGTACTCTCCAATAAATTTGGTTGTCCATAAACTTTACTCCAATAATTAAGGACAAGTTGTCTAGCAACTTTATGATTTGTCTTGTGTCCATCTTTTACATCATCATCATATCCAACAAATGTAGAATTAAACTGAGTGTTTTCAATGAAAAGAGGAATAGTATAAGTCTTTCCTACAGAAGCAAATAGAATATTTTCAATCAAAGGCATTATATCTTGATTTGGAATCTCCAAAACA